AAGTTATTCGAGGTTTAGATTGGGTTTAAAATCTGGAGTCGGCCTCGATCAGCCTTCCAGTTATGCGGTTGTATTGCAGTGTGTCGGCTTGGCCTACTTCGCCAGTAAACCTGTTCTTAAGAAGTACAACTTCTCTTTGGTCATCGCTTGGATCTTCTTCATTGACTTGTAAGCCAATACAAAAGTCTGCAAGTTGAGCTAAAGCATGACTACCTCGCAGTTGAGATAGCTGGACTTTAGCGCCATTCTCATGTCCTTTTGTACCTTCTGGTCTGCGTAGATGGCTTACCAGGAATAAACAGATGTCTAGCTCTTGTACTAACTTNCTTAGCAACGTCATNATTTGGTCAATCAAACGTCTTTCATCTGTTACTTGGCCTGTAAGTCCTGATACNAATATTGATACATGATCTAAGAATATATGTTTACAGCCCATGCCTTTAACCATGTATTGAATACGATTAACAATGGTGTCTACCGCAGTTGACCCAAAGTGATCAAACAGATATATAGGACGCTTACCAAGCAAGCTGTCGTATGCCTCAATAATCTCTGGCTCATCAGCTACTCCATCATCAATAGTAATATTCTTTTCCATGTGTAAGCCGACTAAGCCTTGTAGAGTTCTTTTATTAGTCTCTTCAAGCATTAGCATCCCAACAGTCTGACCATTGTTATGCAAAGAATAAGCAATCTCTCTGATAAAAGTACTTTTGCCAACTCCTGATCCTGCACATATTGTCACTAAGCCAGTTCTGATACCTCTGGTCATATCATTAAGCTTTTTGTAAGGGTAATCTACTGTGCTTGCAGAGTCAGACTTACCTATGATGTCTCGAAAGTCATCACTGGAAACAATCCCATCTGGCCTCCAATCTTTGGCTTGCCAGATTGCGTTGATAATAGCCTTGCCTTCGCCCTGCTGTAGGCACTCATTTGCATCCTTACAGGGTAACTTGGCTATCTTTACCTTACCTACTGGTAATGCTTCAGCGCACTCTACAGCGGCTCTCTGGCCTACCTCATCTTGGTCAAACATCAAGATAATTTCTTCAAATTGCTGTAGGAAATCCCAAGCGGCTATCAAAGCTTTTTTACCGCTAGTGGCTCCTTGTCCAAGGCTTACTGTAGGCCACTTGTTGCCCTGTACTTGGCATACTGACATACAGTCTATTTCACCTTCAGTAATCACTATCTTGCGACCACCGTTCCACAGGTGTTGCCCAAACAAAGTCATCTTTTTGGCATCACCTAAGATGCTAAAGTTCTTATCTGCATCTCTAATCTTTTGAGCTACTACAAGACCATCAGAGTTTCTATAGTTTGCTATCTGCTGTGGTCTGTTGTTGTAACTATCAGTAACTTGGTAATCAAACTTTCTACAAGTCTCTTCAGTTATCTTGCGTACAGAAAGAGTCGTGTAGTAGCCATCTATTAGTTCTGTTGGACGCTTGATAGCAGTTGTTGGCTGTTGCTCTACTTGATCTTGAGGCGGCTGATAATCTTGACAGCCAAAACAGTACGTGTGCCCATCAGTGAAGACAGCCGCATTGTCTTTTGAACCACAGGCTTTACAAGGAACATGGCCTATCTTTTTACTACCTTCGTGTTCATCTAAAACTTCTACCATCTTTTTCCCCTTAAAAAAGGGGGCAACCTTTCGGCCACCCCCTTGGCTCTCCTTAACTGTGCTATTCACACAGCCACTCTTCAGGGATCGTTTTGTTAGCCCATACAAACTTGTGCTTGTCACACCAATCTGCATAGGTTGACTTAGATCCTTTATAGAGTTTGTTGTTGGCATTGCTAAAGATGAATCTCAAGTCAATACCAGGATGCTGTTCACGGATGTATTCATGCTTTTGTCTATCCGAAAGTTCAAATCGACCTTTAGTCTCTATGTAAAAGAAACTGCCATCTTTCTTAGGTATTTTGAAATCGGGGGTGTACTTTCGGTTTTTCGAGGGGACAAGGTAGAGTATTTTTTCAGTTTCGTACTGGACTTCTAACCCTGCTTTAGCAATCTGTTTGGAGATTTTGTCTTCTAGACCACTCCTAAATCCATGTTTATAGCCTATCTCAGAAGCGGTCAGCTTTCGCTTCGTGTACTGTCTCTTCTTGCGTGTCATCGTCAAAAGCCTCTTGAGTTATCTCTTCAGCTACAAAGCCACCATCAACAGCATCAAAGCCGTCATTGTCGCCACTGCCACTCACAGGATTAATCACTTGTACTTTTGATAATTGAAGACTTACACCTTTAGATCCAGAGACAGCATAGGTCGTTATGAAGCCACCGACTTTGAGAGTTGAGCCTCCCCAAAGATTAGGTATCTGATCGCCAACCATGATTTGACCACTTGAATCAAAGATCTTAGGTGCATACTTAGATTTAACTTTGAGGATTGTTTGGCCTGTTTCTTCACACTGCTTAAAAGGCATTCTAAAGTTAGCTTTTGCTCCAAACTCTTCGACAGCCAAGTTGTGACAAGCATCAACAAGTTCCTCACAATTCTCCATACTGAGTTCTGTCTTATAAACTCCATCTGGATTAAATTGGGTGTCAGGCTTGTTTAAGTGTGGGTAGACTGCTGTGCCTACAGGTGATGTGAATTTTACTCGTTGTCCCATTGTGGACTCTCCTTACTTGTGGGTTTAGTTTTTTCTTTAGGTACTTCAGTTGCAATGACACTAGAGAGATCAACATTCAATCTTCTAGCTTCATCAATTAGGGTCGTGGGTAGGCTTTCTCCTTTTGACACGCACAGGTGTACAAGGGAGAGAACTCTCTCGCGTGGGTGCATAGGATTTACCTTTGGATAATTAAAAGTTTTATATCATTTAGGTAGACACAAAACTTTTGGTGGGGGGGAATAAAAAAGCCTACACTAGGTAGGCAAGAGGGGGTTTAAGATGTTTTTTAACTTTAAGCGAAACAGAAATCTGATTGAGCTACTTGTACTAAATCTAGAGATCCTTTCTTGGGTATCTTTAAGTCTTTAATTTTGTCTGGGTCACTAAGTTGCTGTTGTGTGCTTTTGTAAATGTGATCGTACAAACACCAACCATCATATTGATTTACAAAAGTCTGCCTAACGATATGAAACAGATCCCATGAGTGCTTTGGTGGTACTGCAAAGCTATCATGAATCATCATGAAATCATTGATGCCATGCTTTTTTAGCTCTAGGACTGTAGCCATCAAATGACTTGAATCCATTGAGTGGATAACATTTGGGCTAATCCCAGAGCGACTCTTTTTCCTGTCTATTAGTGGCTTTGATCGTTCATCAGTTAGATCAGCTTTAAGTGAAAACACTGACCTACGTTTACTTTTAAGCACTCTATCGTATAAGTAAACTTTGACTTTCTTAGTATCCCATCGGGTGTACTTTTGTATCACAGGGAAGTTGATAGGTGTTCTCCAGAACATAGGCTTACCATCTTCAGCCAAAGCCCCTGCACACTCTTTGAAAAACTCCATGCCTTCTTTAGCTGACTCTAGTACCTCTTGTACACATCTATAGCTAATCTTAGCTAAGAACTTAGCGGCTATGGTTTGCTCATGGAAAGATCCAAAGGGGTGAACCATAGGTGTCTTAGAGTGTAGTACTTTGTCTTCTAAGTCCTCCATGATTTGCTTAAACAGTTGTTGATAGAAGCCGTACTCAACACTAGAGTAAACATAAGTCATACAGTTAGTTTTCAAATCTTTCCTAGTTAAACCATAGTCTAACCATTTGATAGCCAACTTTACCTTATTGTTATCCAGGGATTTATCTTGAGACATGGCTTGAAGCTCTAGTACAACCTTGTCTACTAGAGTCTGGTAGACATCCTGTGGTTCTTCAGTAGGCACTAGNTTCACTAGCTTACCTGTGTCCTCTGACAGACTAGCCGCTGAGTAATGTTGGCATCCACTGTTGCTTGCATCAAGTGCAGGGGCTATACAACAGAGGTAGCCATTACCGTGTACTTTGTAGCTACCCCACTCAAGACAAGCCGCTAGAAACTGGAAAGGCTTATCAGCCTTACTCCAAAAGTCATACTCTAGTTGGGGATCTATAAGTATATTTAGTATTTGCCTTTCGTTGTCTTTAAACCAAGCGACTCTATCCTCTAAACTCTTCTTAGAGACTTTACCAAAGTCACCTAAGTTAGCTATGTGTATCATTAGCCACTCATCAGACTCATCACATAAAGCCGTACCATTAGCCAAACTAAACATAGACTTAATGTGGTCATCTCTATGGTAGTTAAAGGAACTTACAGGGTATACCCTACCTCTTGAGTCTAAGTTCCAAGGTAAATAAAACTTAGCATAAACACTTAAGTCTTTAGCTGTCTTTAAGTCTCTATCCATTATGATTATATTACATCTAGTCTCATCATTCTTTTGTCTTATTTTCTTACAGTCAGACACATGACGCTGTTGTTCAACTCTAGTTAAATCTTTCCAGTTATCTAATCTTTGTGGCTCCTCTAATAGCCGACTATTAGGGAACTTACCTAATTGTTTACCTTGATCCCAAGCCCACTCTATAAGTTCTAATACTCTAGTATTAATAACTAAAGGTACTTCTTGTAGAGCATTTACGGCTTGAACGTAGTGGGGTAACTCTCCAGCTAGAGCCGCCTTGTCAAAGTCTCTTTTGATAAACTGTTTTTGATCATAAGTAGCATCTTTGACTAGAGGTACTAAAGAGCTTAAAGCCTCATCATAGTAACAACCAGTGTCTATAGACTCCCAAGGTCTAGGGGGTATCAACATGGCTGAGAACATTGGTTCTTGCCAAGACATAAACTCTTGGTTGTTATTGAGAGACTCTTGGATGTCACCAAAGATTCTTATGTGTCTAACAGTTTTATTCTTAGAATATTCTTCATGGATGTAAAACACTTTACTAAACTCTAGTATGGCATTGACTACAGGCATAGCCGCTGTCACACAGTTCTTTAGTTCCCATTTCTTTTTGGTAAANCCTTTGAANGAAGCTATTGTCTTTGCGGCTTTTAACCTGTGTCTAACCTTTGAGTGTTCTTTAGTGACCTTCTCTTGTATAGCTTTGTAGGTTGGCTTACTAAATTCCTTTAGATCTTCAGCCCAGACTTCAGCCTCAATACGTCTACCAATGTTTGTTACACAGGTTGTTAGTGTCGAGTTGTTTCCTGCACAGTCCATCATCTCGTTTAAACCAATGTAGGCTAATGTGTCTGTGTCTATATCTTTGAGTAAGGTTGCCCAAAGGAATACTCTTCCACTTCCTTTGCTAAACTCATTGTCTATATCTAGACGTATTTGCTTAGAGACAACCTCAAGAGCATTGAGTATGACTTGGTGGTGGCTTTCACTTTTACTGAGGTACTTCTGCTTTTGCTGTCTTTTGTGAAACCTATCTTGTCCCCTGTCTTTCATTTGAGACTCAAGTTTAAGCTGTTGCGATAACATTTCTTTATCTATTAATGACATCCTGTTCCCCTTATTGTCAAAAAGTAAATTTCAATTTGTTTATCATTTAGGTGGACACAAAACTTTTTCCTGTTTTAATTCCTTTTACCAAGAAAATCTAGTGTATGTAAATGCGTATCATAATCATACATATTTGCATAACTAGAATTAAAAAAATGGTGCTAAAAGTCAATAGCACCATCCGTCTTTTTACAAAGAATTAATCATTTTTATGCTTGTCTCTTCATCCTCATGGATATACTTAGCTGTTGTAACAATTGTTTTGTGACCTAACATCTTT